ACATAAATCAGAACATTCAATAAGGATAAGTTATGAAACAGACAGTAGAAGAAGCTGCAATGGACTTTGCAAATTATGAATCCAATAATTTAGATAAACTGCCTTTTAAGGTAAAAAATGTGGTCGATTATGACAATGGACTGACGAGGGGTTTCAAGGCTGGTGCTGAATGGCAGGCAAAGCAATCACCTTGGATAAGCGTTAAGGAACGGTTGCCGGAGCAAAACGAACTTGTTCTTTGTAGAATGGTATCAAATGAAGCCATTGTAAGCGGATTTATTATACCTATGCCAAGTGGGAGACCTCGTGTTGTAACATTGCCGGATTTTGAATTTGAAGATTATGGCGATTACGTTTGTGACATGTGGACACCTATTCCCTCATTCGATGAGATACTCGAAGCAAACAAGGATGTACTGGAACGGATTAAGGAGAAAGGAGACTAATATGGAAGTAAAGAACGGAATAATAATGGACGGAGTGCTGCATGAAATGAGTGAATCGTTCAATATAAATTTCGATTGCAGTAAATGTTCGTTGTATAAAGAATGCAATGAATGTGAGATGAAGCATGAAGCATATCTGTGCAATGTGATGGGTTGTTTCTGTTTTGTCAATCGTGGCAAAGTAACTGTTACACTTTCCCGTGAAGAGCCTAAAAGTGTTGGAGAAATATATCGTAATGGAGTAAAGATAGATAAGGAGGAATAACAATGGAAAATAGAAGAAAATTAGCGATAGCGACTTTATGTCGGGCCTATTTGAATATTCACGGCTTTATCACGCCAGCAGAAAACAGAGGAGGGGTAAATGATGCACCAGTGTGACTATTGTTGTTGGTATAACGAAAGATACGGGAATTGCGATTGTCCGTATGTAATGAAGAAGTCGGCTTGTGATAAAGCTAAAAAGGAGAAAGAAAGGAGTGAGAAATGAAATTAAAACATCCATTAGATTGGTATAACGAAAACACACCATCGGAAGATGAAGAATACGAAAAGGGATGTCTATCTATCGCCTTGATAGTAGTAATCATTTTCATTGCATTAACGGCTATAATTTTATCTTATGACTTATGAAATCAAAACAAGTATTATCAATAGAACAAATGAAGCACTTGCAGGAGCTTGGATTAGATACAAGTGATGCAAGTATGTGCTGGTGTCGCGCTATCTCACATAAATCTGTAACGTGGGAGCTTGAAATCTATGAGTATGTAATAAACCAAAAACTGGATTCTAATTTTTGGGAAACAACCCCTACTTACACTTTGCAGGACATTCTGGATAAGTTACCAGAATCAGTACAGGTATATGATTTGTACATATTTAAGAAAGTAGGGTTGTGGTGGCTCAAATATGTAGACGTAACGAATAATGGAACCGTTCATTTAGAAAAGATGCCGGGAATAATGGATGCAGCCTATTATATGTTATGTTGGTGCATTCAAAAGGGGTTTGTTAAAACTAATAAGGAGGTTAAAGATGGAAGAAAAGAAAATTGATTGGGAACAGAGGCGTTATGAACTGGTAAAGGCTGCAATGCAAGGATTCTGTAGCAATCCACATCAACAGATAATGGATGCTGACTCAAATATGGTGGCAGAATGGAGTATTGGTTTCGCTGATTCACTAATAAAGAAACTGAAAGGAGATTGAATAATGTCAAGAGGAGAAATATTAAGGCTATCAGATTTGAAAGATATGCACGGCTCTATTTCATTGGAGTATACGGGTATTCTTTATGCAGGTGTAGATAGGGGAAAGAAGCTCCGTGAATTGGCAAAAGTTAATCCGCAGGAGTATTGTCTTGCATTGGGTGTGAATGATGATAGTGAATTTTTCAAAGACATTTCGTCGGGTTCCTTAGTGTCGCCGATGAAATTTTTCAAGAAACTGAAAGGAGAATAACCATGAAAGCAAAATACTTCAAGAAGATAAAAAAACAAGTGAAGTGGTACAAAGTATCACATAGGGATGGTTTGTTTGATAGTTTTGTAAATGAGAAAGAAATTTTAGCTAAATCTCCTGAAAACGCTTGTGTCAGATATCATAAACGTACTGGCTGTTTTATTAACAGATATAATCCTAATCATATTACACAACATAGTGAACGTCTTTCAAGGTTCAAAGTGTGTATAGGTCAGAAAGTAATGCATTTTGATTAAAATAAAGGAGGAATAACTATGGGATTTACAACACCGTGCTTTATACGAAAGAATACGCCAGAGCTTAGAAAGAAGCTGGAAATTTTGGGATATAAACTTAATAATGGAAAATGGATGGGTAAATGTCTTGCAACATTCCGAATTAAGGAAACAAAGGAATGGAGATATGTTGCAACCCCTGAATGGGATTTGCAAAATAACCCAGATATAGATATTTCTATTGATTGCGGAACCAATGAAGAATTTTTCTTGGGTATTGCTGCATTGAGAGATGATACAGACAAGAACCAATGGTTTGTATTGGACCATGACAACATATGGGAAGCGGTCGGATGCTACCAACACAAAGGGGATTTTATTCTTTGCAATCATGACCGGTGGTATTATGGGACAGACGTAGCACAAGCGCACAAGGCTACTGTAAAGGAATTACAGGGACTATTCTCCCAAAAGATTCAAGTCCCTCAAATAGAGTGGAACATCAATGACGTTATAAATAAAGATTAGTATCATGGAACAGAAAAAGAAAGAGGTGGTCTTTGACGGCAACTACGAAACGAAGATTATTAATTTGAAAAAACAATAGCCATGACAGAAGAACTTGTAACATTAGAGACAGCGAAGCTGCTGAAAGAGAAAGGTTTCGATTGGAAGTGTGAACGTACGATAGATTGCGATAAGATTGTTAGAAGATACGACCTTCCGCAAGACATATCATGTTGTACAGAAATAGATGGCGAATTAGTTGAATTTTTATGTCCAACATTGTATGTTGCCCAAAAGTGGTTGCGTGAAGCCAAGCATTTACATGTCGAAATCTCTTATATGTGTAATGACTATTGGATTTATGACATACTAACAATTCCGCGACATGACTTAGTGGGATTGTCTGACAGACCTTTGGAGCATTATAAGAGCTACGAGGAAGCACTGGAAGCCGGAATACAAGAAGCGTTAAAACTTATATGATTATGGAAACCGTAGGACTGATAATTAAAATCTCCATCACTTTATTCAATGCCATTGCATTAGGATTTGTCCTAATCATGGTAAGCAGATGGCACAGACGTATGGAGGACAAGCTGGATGAGATAAGGGAATACACCCGTAGGATTTCCGACCGTAACGATGTCGTCTATATGAATCAGCTCCAATGGCTGAAAAGTAAGTTGATTGAGGAGGAACGGTACGAGGAAGCCAATAAAATCAACAAGTGCATTGAAGAGGAATTAAGAAAAATCAAAGAACAAAAAATATGAATCAAAATGAAAGAGGAGCTTATAAAGAAAAAACTGCTCGCAGAATTTCGGGAATGGTTCTGTGAAGGGTACTGCCAATTCTACGGAATGGATGACTACTGTAGATGTTGCCCGGTCAAGGACGAAAGCTGTTGGCTGAGAGGAATTAAAAAAACAGCCGGGGAAAATGGAGAACGTAAACCTATCCGTTTCTGTGAAACATGCAAGAATTTTAGACCGGACGAAAGAGCATTATCTGATGATGAAATGGAGAAAGTGATTGAAGAGTCAGTTAAACGGCATTATAGCGACCTTTGCGCGTTGAATCATTCCCTTAGATTTAAAATGCCTCACGACTATAACGATGATAATTGTGGGTTTTATTGCAAAGAGTGTAAGGATTACAAAGAAATATGATTGATTATGAAGCGTGAAATAAAATTCAGAGGTAAAAGTACTGATACGGGGAAATGGGTATATGGATTTCTCTCTTTCTTCTATACTGCCGGAAGGGACGAAAACGGACTTATCTTTACGGACAAGGCGAGGATATATTCTCCGGAAGACGGCTGCTGTTACGACGTATGGGCTGAAACCGTTGGGCAGTTCACTGGAAAGACTGATATTAACGGGAAAGATATATACAATGATGACGTCGTCCGAGTTTTCACAGTGGAACAGAGTTTCAATGTAGTAGTGAAATGGAGTAATGATTCAATGGCGTTTATGGCTTGCTATGTCGATGGGAACCAGTCTCCTTTTTCTTGGTTTACCAACCTTCTTGTATATGAATTAGAGGTGATTGGTAATGTGTTTGATAACCATGATTTAATTATAAGGAATGACAATGGAGATAATACTATTAGGGAAAAGGCTTGAAGACTACCCGGAAACAGAATATTACGAACGAAGGCTTATCTACACAACATACAGTTCTGGCTTCAGAGAGCATAACATTACGGCATTTAAGAGCAGGCTGAAAAAAAGCTTTGACTACGAAGTAATAAATCATTTCGTCAAGGACGGTAACGGCTTTTGGACTACAGATGAAATTATAGCCGCTGTCCGTGTTTCCTTGTCCCTCAATCTGCTTACGGATGAAGAGTGGAAGAAGGCAATCCCTATTATAGAGCGTGGCCTTGAAGCCAATAAAGCCTATGTCCGTATGCTTGACGAGATGTCGGCTATATTGGAGAAGTATTGCGAGGAATGGGAGGAATTGGGTATGCGCTATAGCTTCATGCAACGTGTTCCTCTTGAATGCTGGCAGGGACGTTTTAGCAGGCATAGCCAGAATCCGGAACAAAAGCCGAATTATTCATGATAAAATAGGAAAATAACAGATATGAAAACAATCTTATTTACAGCTATATTCATAACATGCCTATTATGGGTTGGCGAACTTACAATAACATTCAAGCCATTTTCTATCTCACTGCCCGGTTGGTATAAGGTGGCAGGTATCCTTCTCTTTTGGCTGTCAATGTTAGTATATACTATCGGAGAACATGCGAGAGGCTATAAGCAGGGTTTTGATGATGGAGTAAAGAAATGTATTGAAATACTCGAAAAGGAATGAATAAACTGGAACACATCGCTACCATTGATTTCTGCTACTGGCAACTGGAAATACTCAATAAGCAGCTTTCCAAGCACAAATCAAACATAGAAATATTGGTTGACAAAGCCTGCGGTTATAATGAAGTGGAAGAAGTGAAAAGGGAATGTATAACCCTTTTGGAACAGATTATCGAAAGCAAGAAAGCTATCGGTGCGGATTATTCGGGCGATGGCAAGTTCCTTGAGAAGTTGAAAAGCAAATAAAAAGGGATGCCTGCAACATCCCTCCCGAAGGAAGCATTACGCCACTTTCTTGCTGTCTACCAAGAAAGAAAAGTATTTGGAATGTTTTGGGTAAATCCGTCTACCATTCCTTATGATATACCGACAGAAAATACGCGTCTTGCCGCTTTCATCTTGCATTTGATTTTTCACGCTAACACCTCCTTTCCGTTTTGCTTGCCTACCTGCAAAATAAGCAAGCTTATTACCTGATACGCCCTGTCAAGCGTAACAGAAAAAAGCCCAAAGCTTGCAGGACAATGGGCTTAATGTCTTTTCTCACGGAGAACGGACAAGAGGATGGCGAATGACAGTTCGCCGGATTGGAGGTGTTAGCTTCCAAATCAAATGCGTTGCAAATATAGTTTGTATTGAAATAACGAGTGATTTTATTAACGATTTTAATAGTCAAATTAACACATGAGTAAACTATACAAAGTAACCCTCTTCGGCAAACCGTTCATTCTCGGATGGTTCAGCCACGCGGACAAATGGTATCACAAGTTTAGCATAATAAAATAATGGATATAACAGACTTAAAAATCGGTGACTGGGTGAGAATAAAACTGCCGTCACCACAAGGAGAGAGCCTTTCCATCCCCATGCAGGTAGTAGGGCTGCTTTCCAGTTTCAACAATCCAAGCCCTGAAGATACGGTATATCTTGACTTTGAAGGAAATGAAGGAGATGTCTGGGAGGAGGAAGTACAAAATTTAGTATTTGCAGATGAAGATAAGCCATGAGGAAAGTAGACAGACTGAAAAAGCTCCATGCCCCTATTGATGACAAATACAAGAAGATTGACACAACGGTAAACGGGGACGTTGAACGCCTCGCGGAGATGCACAGAGAAACGGAAAAGGGGAAATATCCCTTACGCATAGACCACCGTACCGTAATATACGTGACCAAAGACAAATGCACCCCCCGAATATGCCGCAAAAAAACGCAAGACGTTAGGTCTTGCACCTGCTGTCGAAGTAAAGGGACACGCTCCCAAGATGGTGGATATTGAAAAGCTGCGGAGGATGGTAAACGACGGGATGAAGTCCAAGGACATTGCCTATGAGATGGGCGTGGCGGCATCCACCATAAGCACTTACATAAGAAAGTACGGGTTGAGAGACAAAGGGTAGATTAGTTCAAGGACCTATCAAGTAAAAAAAATAAGGAGCAGCGGACTCACGACTTTCCACCACTCCTTCACACGACATAGTGCAAAGATACTATTTATTTTAAAATACTTATGTTATGGTGAAGGAATTTTCTGCAATATCTGAACTTAAATATATAAGGGAGCAAAAGTCAAGGTTATCAGAGCGTGAGAACGAACTGTCAACCCCCATGCTGGTGGATGTAGAGATAATTCCGCAAATGTATGAATGGTTTGCGGAAATCTTATCAAAAATGGATTTTCCCCCAAACCTGGATTCTGTGATACAGAGAAAGAAGTTCATGTATATAGTTCTTTTCCTTTTTTCTCCTAGTGTACTTGCTGGAGGAAGAATGCCGAACGGAATAAGAATGGCTTTTGAGAAATTGTTTCCCAATGTGAAGCCATGCACTTTGTCAAACAATATATCGGATATCACGTTTCTATATCGACAATACAAGGAATTTCGTATGGATGTAGGGCATGTATACACAGAAATCATGAATCGTTTAAAAGTCAAAGGTCTAATCAAGTAATTATGAATTTGTGATTTCGGCCAGAGGAAACTATGGCTTTTTTTATGAAATAACAAACCTTTTGCCAAATGTTCGTTATTGGCTTCTCTTTTATTTACTGTTTTATTTGCAATGGGGTATCTTTGAAATAAATATAAAGCGATTATGGGGCTTACAGTAAAGCAAGAAAGTTTTTGTAATTATTACCTTGAATGCGGCAATGCTTCTGAGGCTTATCGTCGTGCTTACTCATGTAAGAAGATGAAGGATGAGACCATTAACCGGACGGCATTTGATTTGCTCAATAACCGCAAGATTGCCGCAAGATTGAAAGAATTGCGTGCTGAAATGCAGCGACGCTCGGATATAACCAAGGATGAAGTGGTTGGTATATTGGCTGATATAGCAAGAGCCAATATCGTTGACGCCATAGAATCGAGGAACAACGGTGTCTTTACCACGGTGGTAGTAAAAGACGTGACGGCATTGCCGTTAAGCTTACAACGTGCTATACTTTCCATAAAGAGCACAGACAAGGGATATGAGCTGAAAATGTACAACAAGATAGATGCTATTGATAAATTGTCAAAGATGTTTGGATGGGATGCTCCGATAAAGGAGGATGTATCACTAAATAAGAATGATGCCATTACTATCCAAGTGATAGACAAGAGGGAGGACGTGATAGATGTTGATACAGACGACTAAGATATATTCCACGGTGGATAACGCTATAAGGTATGGGTATAAGGTCGTGTCGGCGCAAGGAAGTTCCAGGTCAAGCAAGACATACAACATATTGATATATCTTTTGGCATACATTATTCAACGCCCTGGAACATCTTTGTCAGTTGTAAGAAAGACGCTTCCGGCACTTAAGGGGTCCGTATTCCGGGATTTCAAGGAAATAATGCAGGACAAGTTTCAGATGTGGGATAACCGGTGCATGAACAAGTCCGAAATGGTGTATACATTGCCTAATGGTTCTTTCTGTGAGTTCTTTTCTACTGATGACGAGCAGAAAATACGCGGTAGAAAGCGTGACATTCTTTACTGTAATGAAGGAAATGAGATTTCTTTCCTGGAGTGGCAACAACTAGTCATGCGTACGACAAGTTTTTCAATAATAGACTACAATCCTTCATTTTCGGATGAACATTGGCTATGCGAGTTGAATAAGGACCCACGAACTTTCCATTTCATATCCACATATAAGGATAACCCCTTTCTGGAGCAGACCATCATCGACGAGATAGAATCCCTCCAGTATAAAAACAAGGTGTTGTGGACGGTTTATGGATTGGGGATGCAGGCCATGGCAGAAGGCCTTGTCTTCCCTGAATTCGAGATTGTGGACGAATTTCCGGCATATGCAAAGCATGTGGCGGTGGGATTGGACTTTGGCTACAGTTCGGACCCAACTGCTATTGTTAAGTGTGGCATTGTGGATGACCGGATGTACTTTGATGAATTATGTTATCAGACCCACATGCTTACAAGCGAGATAATTCGCGCATTGAAATCCATTGGACTGTTTGTGTATGCGGACAGTGCGGACCCAAGACTTATCCAGGAAATCTCAAATGCAGGAATTGTTATATTCCCTGCAGATAAATACAAGGGTTCGGTAATGGGAGGGCTTTTCAAGATGATGGAATATAAGCTGTGTGTAACCAGGAGGTCGGTAAACTTTATAAGGGAGCTTAAGAACTATGTCTATGAGCAAAATAAAGACGGCAAATTTATCAATACCCCGATTGATGCATACAACCATTTGATTGACGCATCACGTTATTGGACGATAGGGAAACTGTTGGGTAAGATATTGGTCGGTAAACAGTATAGTAAAGAAGAATTAGGACTTTATTAAACGGTTGGTATATGAATTTTATAGAAGCCATATTCGGTGTTCTACGGAACAAGGTTTTAAACTCCATGGGAGTTGAGCGTGATTTAATGCAGCTGGTCCACGACAAGGATATAAGCCGCATCCAGTCAATGATGCAGAATCGTGACTTGTGTGTGGAGGAAGCCATAAAGGAATATAATCCTATTACACATGATGTAATGAATCGACCCGATAAAATGCGTAAGGGAAAGGAGCCGTATAAGGTTGAAAAACTGCCTCGTTGCCGACAAAGGTATATCAATGAGGTAGAACTCTTTTTCCTGCTTGGAAATCCTATAAAATGGAAAACTCCTACCGGTGAAGAAGGAAAGGATGAAGCATTTGAAGCATATACCCAATTTCTAAAAGATACCCGTTTCAATACTACCATGCGGCAGGCTAAGCGCATTGCTGGGGCAGAGACAGAGAGTGCTAAAGTATACCATATATATAATGATGGTGGGAAGCCTGCAGTTAAAGTGCTTGTAATATCAAAATCGAAAGGCTATACCTTACGTCCATTGTTTGACCAGTACGAGAACTTAATCGCGTTCGGTTATGGTTATTATATAAAGGAGGGGGGGAAGACCGTGGAACACTTTGATTTACAGACACCGTATTTTATTTTTAGATGTAGGAAGGCTGATATTGGATGGGAGGTGGTTCCCGTGTCTAATCCTACCGGGAAAATAAATGTTATCTATTATCGTCAGGAAAAGGCATGGGCCGGCACTGAGAGGAGATGTTCACGGGAAGAGATGATTGATTCTAAGGCGGCCGATACAAATAACTATTTTGCAGACCCTAAACTAAAAGCTACTGCTGATGTTATCGAGTCATTGCGGGGGGCAGAAACAGTAGGGGAGGTTCTACAATTGACCAATAAGGAAATCAGTGCTGTCGATTATCTGGTTCCTCCAGAATATTCTTCCATGAAAGAAAGCGAGAAGGAGGATTTGAACTCTTCTATCTTGTTTGACTCATTTACTCCCGATTTTTCGTTTGAGAATATGAAGGGGTTGGGTACTCTTTCCGGTGAAGCATTGAAGAGAGCTATGGTTCTCGGATTTATTAAGAGGGACAATCTGAAGGAAACATATGATATTTTGGTGGATAGAGAAAAGAACTTGGTTGTATCTATAATGATGAATGTCACTCATATTCATTTGCGTGAAAAGCTTTCAAAAATGGTTGTTGAACATGAATTCTCAGAACCTTTCAGTGAAGACGTCCAAGAGAAATGGGCCTCTATAGGGAAAGCATATAATGATGGCATCATATCTCTGGAGCAGGCTGTCAATATACTTGCTCTGGCAGACAACCCCCAAGAGGAAATAGAACGTATAAAGAGTAAAAATCAAGAAAAACATCAAGATAAGAAGGGGAATTATCCCCCGAATTCTAATTAAAAACAAACCTTTTATAAAAGGTTTGTTCTGAAGGTCCTGAAAATTTTACCCAATAATTACCAATGTATAATTTTATACAGAATTAAAACAAGTTATGTATGAAAGAGAAAATATTTCAAGCCTTAAAACAAGCTTATTCAAATCTTGGGTTAAGCGATGACATCTTTCAGGGACATTCCGAAGCTCTGGAAGCTACCGGTCTTGTAACTGAGGATAACCTGGCCACAATAGTGGCTGCTCAAAAAGCATTCCTTTCGTCTCTTCAGAGCGGCATTGACAAACGGGTGACAGACGCCGTCAATAAAGCGAGGGAAAAGAAAGAGGAAGCAAAAGCGGATGAAGGGGGCGATAGCAAGCAACCGGATATCCAAAAAATGATTGATGATGCAATTGCGGCAAGGCTTAATCCCCTTCAAGAAAAGCTAAATTCCTATGAGGTGAAGGAGGCGAAAGCGGCAAGGGCCAATTTAATCATGTCAAAAGCCAAGGAACTCAAAATCTCACAAGGAAGAATCGATGAAGGATTTGCCATATCAGAGGATATGGACGAGTCGGCAATTGATTCCTACTTATCCAAGGTGAGACAAAATGAGGTGGCAAAAGGTTTGGAGGATAAAGGTTCGGCGTTCTCCTTATCTACTCCTGAATCCCAAGGTAAAGAGATGGCCAGGGAATGGGCTGAAAGTTTGCCGGACGCTAACTAATAATAATAAGTTATGGCTATTGTATTTGAAAAAGGAACAATTAAGGGAAACTTTCCCGTATTCTGGAGAGGTGAATGTAAAGTCCTTCCAGGGGATTTCAAGCTTAAGCAGACGTTCCCAGAAGGAACTCTGATAAGAAAAGGGACTCCCATTGCTTTGGATTTCTCAAAAATGGAATGTACCGTTTGCAAGGCTGTTAAAATCGTGTCGGGAGGAACTACTTCCTCTCCGAGAGTTGTTAAAGGCAGTCTGGTGCAGGTGGGGGAAGAGCTGACCATTGGAGAAAATAAGCAGGCTATTACGGCGATAGACAGTTCGAATGCTGATTATGATGTGCTGACATTGGCAGCTGCCTTGACTGGTGCGACAAAAGATGCGTTTGCCGTCGTTGCGGGAAGTGAACCGAATGCTGTTGTGGAAACGGATTATGAATATAAAACCAATATGAGTTTTCAGACTGTTTCTGCGGGTTATGATGTGATTATTCTAAAAGATGTTGCCTATCCTATGCCTGATGAATGGTTGCTGGGAGGATGGTGCATGAAGAATAATCCAAGTATTAAATATGTAAGACAATAAAACTATGCCGGGATTATTTTATAGCTCGATTTTTGGCGAACTCACCAAGCAGGTGCAGGTTCGTATTGATGCCGCTTCTGAGCTGCGCAAAAGATTGTTTGACCAGAATATTTATGAAAGATTTCTGGATTGGGACATACCGACTATCGGACTTAACTTTGAGGAGCTGATTGGACAGTATAACTTAAGTGTGGCTGCTGCGACTTTGGACTCAAAAGGTAAGGAGCCTATTATGGGTACGGAAGGACTTGAAACCTTGAAGCAGAAAGTCCTCACACATCAGATGAGTTATTCCATGCCTATTGAGGATTATCGTAAAGTATTGCAGATTCTTGATTCCCGCATGCTTACAGATAATCAGAAGACGCAACAGCTTATCAATTTGATGTGGAACAATGTTACAAAGGTGGTTAACTCTGTTCAGTCAAAGCTTGACATTATCTTCTTAGGCGCGTTGTCTAACAAAGGGGTGTTTACTTTTGATGAAAACAACAACCCGGAGGGGGGCGTTCGTGGTGTGATTGACCATAAAATGCCTGCGGAGAATATTGCCAGTGTAACAAAAGACTGGAATACGGATAATAGCGATACTGTGGATTGTTTTGAAGATATTCAAATGATTTTGGACGCTTCTCAGGATAAGGTTACTTTTGATAGAATACTTATTTCTCAGAATCGATTGTCCTACATTCTTCGGAACAAGAAGATGAAACTGGTCATCTTTGGCCAAGATAAATCTTCCACGCCCTTATTGCTGTCTAATTTGAATGAATTCATGCGTCAGAACGGATTCCCTATCTTTGAGGTTATCAGACGTACTACCCGTATTCAAAATAACGGTAAATTGACGGAATATTCTCCATGGAATGATAAAAACTTGGTGTTTATTCCGGCAGGCAAGCTGGGAGTTATCAAAAATGCGTATGCAGACAATGAATTAAGACAAGAGCCGGGTGTCACTTATTCCAATTACGGAAGAATACGTGTTTCCCAATGGGGTAAGGGTGAAACAGACAATTCCAATGGAGTTGAGTTTACCAAGGCACAGTCTTTGTCTTTACCGATTATCACTGAGATTAATGGCATATATTCATTGACAGTAGAGAAGTAATGACAATTGCAAACTACATAAAGCAGAGGTTTTCCTATATCGGAGTGATATCTGATGCGGGAGCCTCTGACTTTGCGGTTGACTTCGGGTTCGATGCAGGGAAAGAGGCTTCCGATGATGACAAAAGGCTAATTGGCGTTTCCATCAACAATTTTATTGAGGGTAACATTATGCATCCCACATCGGTAGATGAAAATGGCTTTTCTGCATCATGGGGGACTGATGCCATAAAGTCACATATAAAACTGATGCTTCGGAAATATGGCATTGAGCTGAATGGTGATGCTGCCGAACTGGTCGGATTGAGTGTAATTAGGGATATATCAGAAATATGGTAATGTATTTTCACCCGCATATATTACAATTGAAGGTTTTTACTTCTCCAGAAAGGGATGAATACAATCGTCCCATTCCTGGGACCGGGAGTGAAAGCTGGAAGACTGTGGGAAGATGCCGCTGCGATGACAATACCACCAGGGAATTCAAGTCTGAGAATGGTAAAATATACCGCCCGTTATACCATGTGGTTTCCGAGAGGAATCCAATGATAAAAGCTGGTGATTATATCCGTTGTTTGGATGGTGATAAGGTAAGGGGAGAGGGTGAGGTATATATACCTAAAAGTACAAACTTTTTCTCTTATTCAGAATATTGGATATGATAGTAACAAGTGATATATACAAAATACTATTTGAAAGGGTAAAAGACTTTGGAATCAAGGAGATATATGACAGCTGGAATCCTATAAAGTCCGAACTTGAAGAAGAGGCTATTGTCATTGTCATCTCTACCCCAATATCCCCAGACACCTATTGGGAGAGTGCCTTTGCTTATGTAAACATTTGCGTACCTGACTATCTGCATGAGGTCAATACTGTAAGGCTGAATGAGGTCGAGCGGCTTGCTGAATTGTGGATTAGAGACGGAATTGTAGATGAATACGACGGAAGCTGGTACTTTATATCCAAGTCTTCCATTGGTATAGAAAGGGACGAAGGACTGAAGTGTAGTTACGTGAGTGTTAGATTATCATTTGAAGTGTTAAACATTAATTGAAAATTATATGAAACCGTTTATTGGAATCAAGAAAATATGGTATGGCGATGTGATAACTGAGGCTGTTACCAAAACAACTCTTAAAACGTGGCTAGGAACAGCCACAGAAGTGAAGAATTCCCATCAGGATACATGGCAGTATACGGAGGACGACCCTACTTATACTGACTATATCAATGAGCTTACCGGGAAAATCTATTATCGTGATGTGACCCAGAACGGGGCGAAAACAATCACTTTCACTATGGGAGAATTCACCTTTGATGACAAGGTGGACCTGCAGGGAGGTGAAAAGGTTGATACAGACGCTGGTTGGGCAGCATCGGATACTCCCGGAATTGTGAACAAGGCTATTGTAGGACAGACCAAGACCGGTAATTATGTCGTGTTTACCAATGCGGCTGTGATTGCTAAGGGAACTATGGCTGAGAAGAACATCGGTCTAGGCGTTACTGCGGTTGCTATGGAAAATGAGAATGAGGGCGTCAAGAGCGATTATCTGTTTGACGGCGCAAAGGTTGATGCCGCATGAACTACAGTCATGGTAACACCTACCCCTTCTGATGCGACCGTTAAACTGGACGGCGATACGGTAAAGTCCAAACGGGTGAACGTCGGGGAAACCGTAAGCTATGAAGTGTCTAAGACGGGGTATGTTACACAATCGGGAACAATTAATACAAGTGTTTCCGATGCCGGGAAGACAGTCAATAAAAATGTTACACTGGTCTCTTCTGAAACCCTTTAAATCATGGTGGTGGGTATCGGCTCACCACCTTTATTCATTTTAGGTTATGAAAGCTGGGAAGATTGTTAATGAGTCCATTCTTGGGGAGGATTTCAAAACTGTGCTGATAAACGGAAAAGCATATACGATATACCCACCTACAATACATAGAATAGCCGGTGCCGCAAAGTGTTTGTCTGACATTGGCGAAGAGGTAAAGACTATGGGAGAATATATCGCATCCTTAAGCAATATGGAATGCGTGGGTAGGGCATTGTCATGGTTTATAATGGATGATGAAAGCCTTGCGGATGAATTGTGCCATGGGCATGAGGGGGAGCTCCTGAATGCGTTGGGAATAGCCTTTTCTTTGGTCTCTATGGAAAATTTTATCAGGCTGTCGGATTTAGCCAGGAATATTGTAAATCTGACAGCAAAACAGAAGTTATAGGTAATGATTGTCTCCTGGGGCAAATTGCCACGTTCATGGATGTACTTCACTTGTCCTACGATGAAGTAGTGAATAAAATACCATATCGCAATCTTGTGATAATGCAGAAGGATAAGCTACGGGTATGCTACGGTGAGAGGATGCAGGAAGTCACGGATAGCGATATGTTCAAAAACCGGAAATTTGATGACTGATAGAGGCGTGCCAGAACACTGGCACAACCTCCTATTTTTCTATAACCTCTTTCAATCTGTACAGCCTGTCAATCGCCGGATTGTAGAATGGGTCCGGATAGTGCTGGTTGATGTCGCAGATGTTGGCGTGGACGTACATGGACGTATCGATGATGTGTTCCGATTCGCTTAATGTCACTTCCTTGGGAAGCGGGGCCGTCAAAGCCCAATGGACGATAGCTTTCACGCTTTCCTCGTCGTATGAGTATTTACTTTCTTGTGCCATGGTTTGGTATTTTTGCGGCAAAGGTAATGATTATACCGAATACTTTTCTCCTCAACTCGTGTAGAATAAGAAAAAAATCGCTATCTTTGTGAAAAAGAAAAAGTTATATGATTTCTGTTACGGGCTTTCTAATTTTACTAATCGTTATATTCGCACTTTTTGCTTTAATTGTATGGTTAGGAGTAAAATGGTGTATAGATAATGACATTACTCCGTTGGGGTGGCATTGGAAGGAGTGATATCTTTCTCTGTATTTCCTTTTAAATCTTTTTCTTCAGGTAAATTATATACAAAGTCATATATCGTGTCAATATCAGGATGTTCTGTCCATTTTATAATTTTCAGATATTCTTTTTTAGTGTCATCTGGCAAATATTTTTCTTTGTCTTCCAAAATAGGTATGAGTGACATGAATTGGCTGATTATTGTATTTAGGGAATGTTTTTGCTTAGATTTTGCCTCCTCTTTTAATCCATCCAGACATCCCATTAATCTACCGTGTCGAGAGCTTACTATGAAATTTCCACTATTTGCATAAGTAAAATATGCCCTTACAGCACAATTCATATCATTGATCTGTTCGTTTAACTCCGATTTTACCAAGGCTATTTCTTTTTCAAAGTTCCTCTTCATTTCTGATATTTCCTTATTCATATTACTTTGTATTCTTTTTTCAAGTACAATGTAATTTACGGCTAAAAATAAAGCAAGCACTGTTACTAGAACAGCCAATACTCCAACCAATGCAGCCATCAAATCAATTTCCATTGGAACTGTCTTAACATAATACATTCCAATAGCACTACCTACGCAGAGTATGGCGAAAAATCCGCATATTGCAATAGCTAAATTCTTTCTCATAGTATTAATTAAAAAAAATGGCGAATCCTCTATAAAGAAGTGTCCCCACCGGCATAGATACCGGAACCCGACTGACTACGGGTTACACTCCTTCATAGAGGATTCATGTTGCTTCTATTGTTTCGGGGACTGCAAATTTAATCAATTCCCGATAAAAACAAAAGCTATGTCCTATTTAAAGGGTTTGGCTCGTCAAACTTCATGGCACACTTACCAGAGGTCCTTGCTCTATTATGTGCGTAAGATATGCTTTTCCCAAGATATATCAAGTGATACACATCATTGCTGTTGGCAGGGACCTTTACTGATACCGCTCCTTTATAAAGTTCTTGGAAAAAGGCTTCCCTTTTTGCCAGATAATCGGATTGTGACGTTCCGGTTATTGTAAATGCTAGGGTCACTTCTCTTGAAGCAACTTTGGCATTGTCTGTCACCACTCTTTTCCCGTGTTCAAGACGGCTTTCGTTTTCTATATATTCTTTCATCGTGCAGGGAGCGCACAATGCTGTTAGAAATCCGTCATCCATTCTTACGCCCCATGTGACATAAGCATCCTTGTTGTTAATTAATAACTTCGCTTCCATAGCCTATAATTTTGATGTATTTTTCTTCACTTCCGCAATATCCTTCTGCATTTGCTGTACGGGTTTCACAATCGCTCCCGTATTCTCTGAAATCTGCACAAGCTCAAGATAAGAGCTGGCTATTATGTCACGCGTCTCACTCGCGATGTCTCTTATATTCGAACTTGTGGAAGATATGGTGTCAATTCTCGTATTAAGAATGCTCAAGGATTGGGATTGTGCTATATTCTGGTTCTTTATCTCCTCACCGGCAATTTGCAAGGCGGTAAAACGTCCGTTAAGTTCCTCTCCGGTGTCTTGGGACATGGACTGGAATCCTTTACTGCTTGCAGACTGATGGGTGGCTTCTCCGGTCCATCCGAATATCTCGGCCAGTTTGTCACGTTCAGCAACTGCAGCATCCACTATTTCCTCGTACTGTTTACGAAGCTCCTCCATATCTTCTTTGGTTATTCCTTCTTTGTCTTTCCCTGCTTCTGCAAAGGAGTCATACCAGTCCTGCAGCTCTTTGGAAAACTTTTCCCCCACCATGTTAGTAAGGATGGCGCGCTGCATATACTCGCTGAAATCCTCAGCAAAGTCTTTGGCAGAGCTGTCCATATCCATAAGGGTATCCACGAAACTGTCAAAAACACTGTCAAAGGTTGTTTGGGTGAGCCGCTCTTTTACCTGGTTCTGTATTTCCTCTATCTTGGCCTCCCCTTCAATGATACTGTCCAGATATTCCCGTACATCATCGTCCATGTCTGCCCAGAATGTTGGAGCATCGGATTTGAGTTTCTCCAATTGCTCAACGGTAAGGTCAAACAGTCCGGTCATTCTTCCGGTCCCGATAAACTCTTTGGCGGCATTGACTGACATGTCGAGTGCGTTGGCGATGTCCTGCCAGTCGCTTGAAGAGGTGTTCTTTGCCATTCGCTTACCAATTGAATGGGAACCGACAGACGCACCGGAATTGAGCCGTTCCTTTCCCAGTGTTCTGTATGCCTCTATCTGTTTTTCTACGAGGTCAATGGCTTCCTGCCCCACCTTGTCGGCTTCAACGCCGTAGGACATATCAATATATTCCCTTTTCTTGTCTATCAGTTCATCCCATATCTCATTTAGCTTGTTGTATTCCTCGACCATCTCGTTGTAACGGGAATAATCAGCACCACCGAGACCGAATGCGCCAAAAGTAAGAGTATCAAATATCCCTCCAACAGCCCCAGCTACATTACCGACAATGTTCCCTACAAAACCAGCCAACCCTTGCTTTTGTATTCCTTCAAGTATTGAAAATATGGCACCGACAATGCCGCCAATTTTGCTTCCAGCCTCAGTAAATGCATCAACCACACTCGCGGCTGCATTTCCGAATGAGGAAAGGCTCATTTCTGCATCGCTTCCCAACTGGGCTATCGCATCACCGACCATTATCAAGTTGTCTATTGTCTTCTTGCTTGACCGGGTTACATCGGTTTCCGCATTCTGTTTCCGCTGCTGTGCTTTATTTACTTTCCTTTGGGCTTCCTCTTTTTCCGCTTCCGTGCCTTCATTGTTTGCTCTGACAAGTTCCTCTTCTGCCTTTTTCAGTTCCTCCGTAGCATTCGCCAACTCTTTCAGAGATTCGGTCATTCCTCCAAAGATTCCTCCTTTGTCTACCATTGCGCTATTGATGGAGTTTATAGCTCCCTCTATAACTTGTATCTGTTCAGGAGTAGCGTCCTTGAAATCATCGGAGTCCTTAAATTCTTGAAGTTGTGCCTTTATTTTGGTAAGCTGTTCTTTTGTTATCTTGCTCAAATCCCCAAATACCATCTCCCAGTTTATTTCTTCCTTCAGTTTACTCATATTCAAGGACGATATGGCTTCTTCCCATTGTTTTTGAAGGGTATTTTTTGTACCCAAATCTGTTTCCTTATTTATGGCATCCTCATATTTCTTGTCAATGGCTGCTTTCTTTTGGGAGAATGTTCCGTATTCAATAAGATATTCATTCATGGCATTCTCACGTTTCTGCCATTCGTCAACACCTTGTCCGATTTGTGTGTTCTTGATAATCTTGTCCCATGCCGATGTAATGTCTTTCACATTAATGGTGGAGGCGTCAAACGTTTGCCTCACATATCCCTTTGTCTGTTTGGCTTTCAATTCCTCCTGGGCATCGAATATCTCCTTCTGACCTTGTATATAGGCACGTATATAGTCCTCCTTCTGGCGCTCTAAGGCTTGTATCTCCTTCTTGTTGTTCAGTTCACGTTGTGCCTGCTCCTTCTCGTAGCCATCCTGCAAGCTGTCAATGCGCGACTGTTCCAATTGGTTATCCAAGTCCTGCTGCTGGCGTTGGCGCTCAATGGTCTGTTTACGCTCAAGCTCGGCAATACGGTGCAGTTGGTCGGTGTAGGCGTTTATATCCTTTACGCCAGAAATATTACCATTATCTGCAACAAAAGCACTTACATCAATAGAATCTATCAAAGCGTTATTAGCATCCTTCAAGGCATCTACAGCCTTTTTGTTTTCTTGTAAAGCTTTGGTTCTTCTATTGTATTCTATTGCTTCGTCTGTTAGGACCTCTCCCGTTTGTGTGTATCCAGTTATAGAACCACCAATTACTGCTGTCACACTGGCAGTCCCTCCTTTTGTCTTTTCTCTATTTCGATTAGTCCAATTAGTATCTGCATTTATAGCTTTCTGCAATTGATATATTTTATTGTAGTTCTCTTCTATTATCTTCATTGCCGCTCTTGCTTGTGCAGCTTTCAAAAGGTTTTCTGTTAGAGATTTATATGCAGAAGCGGCATTACCTGCCAAAATAGCCTCATTAGATAAATTACCAAAATAAGAAGGGTATTTTTTTTGTAGTTCATCTGCTGCTTTATTCCTTTCTTCTAAAAGCCTCTTATGATTTTGGGTAGCCTTATACAAAGTATCCAATTCTACGCGTTCTCTTGCAGAATTTTTTGCACCTTCTGACATTATTTTACTAAGATTCTGTTGGTAAGAGGCTACATCTTGTAAGGCATCCTTAGCATTAAATAAACCAGCGACCCAATCAACAACCTTATCACCGTATAAAGTGAGGAGAGTAATACCAACTGTTAGGGCTGTTTGCCAACTAAATATAGAAGAAACGACTTGTTTCCATACTGGCACGGCTTTCTGACCACTATCCTTTAGTTCGTTATATTGTACTTTCGCCCGTTTAATTTCATCTGCCAAGATTGGAAGATTATTCGATATTGCATAAAAGAAAGTTCTTGCACCATAAGCTAACGAAGGAAGTTCTCTACCTATTTGTTGAATACTTACACTTAAACCGTTCCACCTTGAAGCATAATTCCCCACATTTCGCTGGTGGTTACCTATTGTTGCATCAAGTTGCTTTATTTTGGTATCAGCTTGTTGAATTGAAGATAACAATTCTTTCCCAAAGGGAGAGTTGCGTTCCTCTTCAGTTAACTCACGATATGTTATCCTCATTCTTTGCAAAGATTGCGAGAGCCCATTCATGGAAGTGGCAGCGACATTATCCAGTTTGGCATTATTGCTTAGATTTTGCCTCACTTCCGCTAATGCTGTTTTATGAGTTAACAGAGAATTGTTTAACTGCTCAAGCCTTTGTTGTTGGCTTTTTGATAATACTGCGGATTGTCCTTGTGTTTTTGTTATTTGCTTTATCTCGGCGTTGATTAAACGGATGGCATTCTGTTCCTCAACCATGCGTTTTATGTTTTGAGAACGGGTTCCAATTATAGACTCTATTTCTATCTTCAACTCATTATATGCCTTGGCTTGCGCATCTATACTCGCGATTTGCGCACTATTTCCACCAACATCACCATCCTCTTGAGGTTTTAATCCCGAAACTTTTGAGAGTCGCTCTTGTGCACTTATAATCTTTTCAGAAGCATCATTTATTTTTTTAGTGGAAAGTAGTATCTTCCCCTCTGCCTCTGCAATTTTTTTTATAAGCCCGTCATATTGTCCCATTAATGATTTCAACTGGGCTTCCATACCTTTTGCCATGTCAATTTCGACATTCACATTAATTTTTGTGAGGGCCTTTTTCACACTCTCAATCTCTGCCTTGAGTCGCTGTAGCTTCTTTATGTCGCTATCAATCTCTACAAATATTCCTGCCATATCAATATATTTTTTTGTTAATCTGCCGTTTGGCGTAAAAAATAGAGTTTCCTAACACATCATACCCTTTTGTTTCCACGAAAGAAGCGTATGGCATACCATCTGCCAAATAGAGGCCATCTTGCGGTTTCTCGGAATAAATAAGAATGTTCTCTGTGTTTTTTAGTGCTTCTGGATGTCCACCATCATCTCCTATTTCTAAATGGATTATCTTTCCATCCTTTACGACACAAAATCCAGGAGCATTACGAAGATTAAATGTGTGGTTTTTATATTCTCCATTATGTTGGGCAAATCGTACCGCGTCTCTTCCAATTTCAATAAGTTTAGAAAAGAAGGTATCACTTATCCTCTCTTCCAACTCGTCCAGCCCGGATATATCTCCTTTTATTTTCATATCAAATAATTGTTGCTAATACAAAGCGCACCCCAACCTAATGAGGTGCGCATTATTTGCTTAGGCTATTTGTCTCAACTGCAACAAGACAAGCAATTCCAAAAACTTCTCTTCATAGTAAAGCGGTTGAGTGCTTTTAGGATTGTTGGGATTTATTTGGTTTTCGCCAAAATTCAACCCGTCACCTATTATTGACTTGAATTTCTTCACACCGCCCTTACTTGATGGACGGGTAAGCTCTACCATATAGCCTTTCTCTATCATCTTCTGATTGAAAAACTGTGCACTAATTGCACACTTATTTTCTTTCAGCAGTTCACCAGCCGATTTAAGCACACCTTTAGAGGGTGTATAATCGGGAACTGGAAGTTCTAACGGTTCAGCAACTTGTTTGAGCATTAAAAGGGTTGAAGAATCGTTCAAGTTCAAAAGTCTTTTAACACCTTTCACCCACTCAAGAGAAGCACGAACTTTAGCAGTAAGACCGACTTTTACCTTTCCTGTCGATATTTGTTTGGCTGTTTTGTGAAAGACTTTGCGATACACTTCAAAAACTGAACGTATCTTTTTTACGATAAAGTATTCAAGACATGAGACTGTTAAGTAATAATCAAACTTGTTACTACCCACTTCGGTTTTTACCGAAGTGCAAATAAAATCTTCATTTTCAATAAAGTCTTTCTTCAAAGCATCTACGGCATAATCTCTTCGATTATATACCAACATCCAAACCTCATCCAGATTTACCGGGAATTCCTCACTTGCTGATTGTAACTTTAAAATAGCGTTGAAATACATCTTTATTTCTTCGCTTGAACTTGATTTTGTTAATTGCGTCATAATCCTTATATTTGCAATTGTTCTACGTTATCCCCGTCAGCGGCTCAGTCACTTCCGCTTTCGGGGATTTTAATTTGACTGAATTTGTAGCAGGTGGGGAATCGAACCCCGTTACGCCATTACTCGCTCCTGCTGTCCCATACCATCCGCTGATAGTATAAAAAAGGAGTATTGAATTTGAATGCTTAATATAGCTGCCAACATTCAATCCAAGACTCCCCAATATCTTCACTCCATTACCGGCAGCTATAGGTAAATGACAATTTCGTTTCTTTCTAGCGAAGTTACATATATGCAAATTTTCGACCTAAAAAATGGATTAGCAATAACGAACCTTTTGGTAAAGGTTTGTTATTTCCTAAAATGAATGCGACCTGCCCATAATGGGCAAGCCGCATTTTGTCGTGTGAAGGGAACCCGGCAACCGTATTGCTGCCGGGGCGTCATACATGAGCGTTGGTCGAAACCTCAACGCACTCTCATGCTTCTTTACGTGGCAATCTTTTCACATAATTTCTTGTACACCCGTGTTCTTTCAAATCGGTTCAACACTTTGGCGTTTTTCGCTCCGAACACTATATCTCCGTTTGCATGGTGATATATGGTAATGCTTCCTCCCACGGTCTTGTGGGTATATACCTTCATGGAAGGGGTTTTTATCATCAGTTTCATAAATTTGCGTATTAGGTGTTTTAATCGTTGTAGAAGAATCTTTCTCCCGGCTTTCTGAACAGTCTATATCCTAAGTATAGGCTGACGAATATTATTATTAGTTCTACCATAATTTTTGGGTATAGTTATAGCTGTCCGCATAAATACGGATAACATTAAGTAATTGGTTTATAACTAATTCTGATTATACTATCCTCGCAAGTTTTCCGTCAGACTTGTTACCACCGAAAAGGGTGTTTATGTAAGCAAGTCCCTTTTGAGTGCATATCACTTTGGTAACTACAAAGCCGGGATGTTCGTTTCTCTCGATGAATTTTTCCGTCATTTCAAAGTAGCCTGCATCCACGTATTTCTGTTTCGGCTCGTTGCGATTGGAGAAAAACACACCAATTTCTTTGAGTTTCTTGAAAAGGGTGTTCCTACCGAAGCCGAGATTTAGGATTTTGGCTGCCTGCCCTATATCCACCTTGCTGTTCTCTGCCTTGAAAGCTGCGTCTGCAAAGTCGGCTTTGGGCTGAAGTTTGGTTATAGCTTTGTCTTTCCGCTCGATTTGTTTCTGCTGTTCTTCTATTCGCTTGGCTTGGTCGGCGGCAAGTTGTAGTGCCTCACTGAAAGATTGAGGCAACTGGAAACCTCCGTTTCTCTTTTCTGATTCCAGTACTTCCAATCGGTCTATTATCCTTTCACGAAGAACAGCGTCATAGCCCGAAGCAAGAATAAGGCAACCTTTTGGAGTAAGATTAAATAGCGGTCTTTCTTGGCTGTTAGCGTCTGTGTATGACCCCAATCCAAAATTGGATTCGGCTACACCTTGCGATAATAGGTTACGAATATCACGCATTACATGGGCGTGTTGTTTACCCGTGACCTCTGCAATTTCAAGGGAGGTCATACATTTTTGATTTGTGATTAACTCGTTCATATCTCTGTTAGCATTTAAAGATATATTATAGGCAACAAGAAAGCGGTTGCCATATACGCTGCTAACAGATGATAACATACCCCGAAGAGCACATAAATATCTACGTATAGGCAACCGCCAATATCCTAAAGCACGGGCATAAAAAATACCCATATACAATATGAGCAAATTAACCGCTTGCTCTGCGAGGTAAATGCAATTACCATCTGTTAGCACCGCAAAGATAAATATTTTCTTTGAATAGGCAATACTTTTTTAAAAAATACCCTATATTTGTACGGAACATTAGCTTAATGTAATGAGAAGAATATTTATCATATTAGCCATTGTATTTTTGTTTGCTACCTATTCATGTAATACTAAGCAAAAAAATCAAAGTGTATTTACAACTGATAGTATGCAGGTTCTAAGCCCATCTGATAATCTTGTGAATTTTTTTTTGAGGTACAAATCTTATGATGCGAATGAAGTCAAAGAGCAGATGTTGATAGAACAACGAAACAATGAGCTGAAAAAAATAATAGATTCAGTTGGAGTTTTTAATAATCTGAAAGCAGTTATCTACGATATCAAAGTTCGGAATGTGAACAAAAACGAAAAGTGCCTTTCTTACAAACTTTCTATTTTTGATACCCTATCTAAGACTGAAGCATGGGAAGATTCCATATATATGGGATTTATAGAACTTGGATGTACCCATATGATAAAAGGAAAGGATAATTATTTTATGAAAAGATTTTCTGAAATACCAGAATTTGGCACTGTTTATGTCGATGGTATTTTTGCTGTTGATAATAAAACGAATATGCCTAAAATGTTTGATGAAACATCTCAATTAATACATCCAATTTATTTTTTTCATACAACAGATATATCTACAAAAGAATTAAGTCTCATTAGTAAAAAACTACAAAAAGCGATATTGGCAGGGCATAAGGTATTCGATTATACATTTATGGGGAAAGGAGAATTTAACAAAAATATAAATGATAAGCTCATTAAAGACTTTGAGCAAGCTAAATCTGGTCTTGATAAAGAAGACAGTCTATATCTTATAAGATATATGAATGAAATCATGTTAGATAGTCCGTATTGAAGCAACTCTTTGATGCGGTCGTTACACCATAAATAAAAATCGGGAGAAAGCCATTGGCGAAGATAAGAGCCAAATCTTCATGACAGCAAAAGTAGTCTCAAATATTATTGCAAAAAAGCCGCCAATACTCATGGCGGCTTAGTTAGTGTAATCAAGTTTTTAAACCCAGTGTAATCACGCTTATCGCGCATTTATCTGTTAATGCTCATGGATAAACCCATGAATTTTTATGTTAATTGTTTACTTGGCATTCTGTGCCTCTTTCTTGTCTTGATGGTTAAAATAGACCACTCCGACAATGGCTATTACCGAAACAAGTCCGAACATTACTAAAGCTCCCATATTATTCTCCTTTCTTTTTGTCTCTAACAAGCCAAAGACCTGCTGAGAGAGTTAACACTACAGCCAATACGCCGCCCACATATATTATCCACTTTTGTTCCACCTCTCCGAATATTGAAGTTAGAACTACCGCTGTTGTGATATACTTGGCTATATCCATCAGCCATTTCCCTAATTCCTTTTTCATACTGCAAATATAAACTTTAGTTTCCAAACGGCAAATGAAATGCGGAAACAAAACTTCTACATAGTGTTTTATAACATATGTTGCAAATTTGGCAAATAAAATAGTTTATATATTAAAAGAAGCAATTAATTTTGCAGCACAATTTTTAACTAAAGTATTTATATATGAAAAAGATTCTATTTTTGTTGTTTGCTGCAAGTTTGATTTCTTTTACATCCTTTGCGCAAGAAAAGACTGTAACTGTCAAAGCCGGAACTATGGTGTCTCTAGAGTCTGTTACAAACGTCAGAGCTTCCAAGGTACATGAAGGACAAAGTATAGACTTTAGAGTAACTAAGGATGTGGTCGTTAACAAGGTTACTGTTATTCCAGCAGGAACCATAGCCAAAGGGACGGTTTATGAGGCTAAAAGGTCATCTTGGTGGGGAACCAAAGGCCGCTTAGGGATTAAAGTTCGGAGTATTATTGTTCCCAGTGGGGAAGAGTTGTTTTTTGCATCTTCCGAGGTTTATATAACGGGAAAGAATAGAACTCCATTATCTGTGGTGACTGCACTTTTTGTATGGCCCTGCATGTTTATTTGTGGTTCTAAAGCAGAGATGAAGGCAGGTTATGAGTTTGATGCTCCTTTAGCAAGTACGACTACGATTACAGTTGAATAAATTTATAGCTCTCATACTTTTCAGCCCCGTTCCTATGGTTCGGGGCATTTTTGTACAAAGAAAAATCGGAAAATAGTTTGTTTGTGTCGTACATTGCATTATCTTTGTGATACAATATAATACATTGATAATATGGAAGCAGTAGTAAGAAAACAAACCTCGTTCCGTCTGCGTGAGGACTTGTTACAAGTCTTGCAGGAACATGCAAGGAAAGCGAACAGAAGCTTGAACAACTTCGTGGAAAGCACTCTGATGGACGCGGTCTATTCAGAGCCGAATGGAGAAACGGTTGCGGCTATAAAAGAAGCACGCGAGGCAAAGAATAAGGAAACATTTGATAGTGTGGAAAGCTTGATGGAGGAATTGATGAAGTGAAAAAGAAACTGCACCCGACGAGCCAATTCAAAAGGGACTTTAAGCGTATTCGGAAATTTCCCCAAAAGGTGGTGGCTTTTGAAAGAATAGCCAATCTGCTTATCAATGACCTACCAATCCCCAAAGAACATAAGCCTCATTTGTTGAAGGGACAGTATAAAGGTTGTATGGAGTGTCATATTGAGGATGATTTTCTTCTTATATGGATTGATGGGGAAATAATAGACTTGCTTAGAATCGGAAGTCATTCCGAATTGTTCTGAACAGAGCTATGTTAAGAGATGATTTTATGTACTATTAACAAGTAAACAGGATGGATATAGGGAATCTCTTCAAAATTGATTATTGGTGGAAGTTAGTTCTGCTTGGCGGCATCTTATTGTCTGCTTCTTCTATGATGTTTGATATACATTTTATAGAAAGAAGATATGTGTTAGGATTAGGATTGGGAATGTTTCTTATTGGTTTGGGGTTTTGGATGGCTAAAAAGGTTATGCATCAAAAAGATTTTGGAGGGTATTATTATTGGGAAATATTTGAGCATAATTGGGTTACAAAACTAATTATCGGAAGTGGAATTGTCATATCTATATACTTCCTTATAAGAATACTTATAATATTAATGATATAATTATAAGTAAGTTTTCTTCTAAGATTTTAGCCCCAATTTGGGGCATTTTTGTACACTAAAAAAGGCAGTGAACACTAAATTCCACTGCCTTCATATTGCCTCCGAAGAGGGCTTGCGTAAACAAATGCCAAATTTAAAGTTGCACCGCCAACATTTCTCTCCCTGCCCTATGTATGGCTTCCTCTATTCGTGATTTCTGTGATTCGGAAGCAAAGGCTATGCGTTGTTTGTACTGGCGCATCAAAGACGGATTGATACCTGCATACTTCGCGAAAGTAGATACGCTTATAAACTTGAAATTATCAAAGAATGAAGCTATATCATACTTGTAATCAAACTCTATATCCTTCAATGCTTCTGGCACCTCATTGCCTTGCTCTTTAAGCATGGCGACATAATCATCAATACATTCATGTAATGAACGTTTCGCTTCATCAACGCTTTTGCCTTGACCGTTCAAACTGAAACCGTCAAATTCGGGGACATAAACACTGATTGTCTTGTCATCCCACATTTCAACAATGGCAGTAACTTTCATATTTCTTGTTATTTAGAGTTTAGGGTAAACAAATGTGCGGGTCATTTAAGACCCGCATCTTTCATCATGCTGTTCAGAGTGCCGCCTTTTATTTCTTGAGAGCCATGCCTGCCCACACGGAAATACTTCCCGGTTTTAGGGCTGTACCACACATCGTGTTCTTTGCCGTGGCTCACAAAATAGCAGCCTATCTTTGCAGCCTTCTTCAAGAACTCTGTTGTTTTCATGAATCAAAGAGCATTTGTTTACGGTGCAAATATAACATATTTGTTATAAATATGCAAGGATTGGTGCCCCAAAAAATTATTATTCTTGTATTGGAATAGGTATTTTATGTGCTTAAAACAAGAAATAACGAACCTTTTATAAAAGGTTCGTTCTGGAAGTCCTGAAAATTAGGGCTTCTTTTTTTTATCTCCGAAATTTGTGTTCATGGATATAAAGGACGTAAAAGGAGACATAATATATTCAACCTCTGTCAACGGGGGAAGCAAGCGGAAATATACGCTGATGGGCGAAGACTATATGACACTCGTTTTCAGCGTCAATTCTCCCATCACCTTCCATCTGGGTGATTATGTGGAGGATTCACGTTTCGGTCTGTTCGAACTTGTAAGCCTCTACAATCCTATTTACAACACTGCTACTGGCGCATATGACTATGAGCTTCGACTTGACGCATATTACTGGAAATGGAAGAACAAGGTATTCAAGTTTACCCCGGAAGTAGGGGGGCAGGAGGCATCATGGAACTTGACCGCCACTCTTGATGTACATATGGGCATTTTCCTGCGTAATCTTGCCGCTTTGGGATATACATACAAGGGAGAGGCTTTTGAGTTCTCCATAGCCCCTACAGTAGAGAAATCCGCGAAGCTTGTAAGTTACGACAACACTAATATGATAGACGCCCTTTCTGCTATGGCAGAAACCTGGGATTGCGAATGGTGGGTAACTGACAAGACCATCAACTTCGGAAGATGTGAATACGGCACTCCGGTTGACTTTGAGATAGGGGACAATGTGGTGGAGATGACAAGCTCTGAGAGCAAGAGTACATACGCTACCCGTATCTATGCTTTCGGCTCTACCCGTAACATTCCGTCAAACTATCGTCCAGTGGATGAAAGCATCGTGGTTAATGGAGTTGTACAAAAGCGTCTCATGCTTCCCGAAGGAACTCCATACATAGACGCATATCCTGACATGTCCACAGAGGAAGCTGTAGAGCAGGTGGTTGTGTTTGACGATATATATCCTCGTACTGACGGTCATATATCAAAGGTCATCACCTATACAGACACAGTGAATAATGAGGATGGAACTCAGACCACCGAAACTTTCTACCAATTTACCGATACCGGAATAACATTTTCAAAGGACTACATTCTTGAGGGTGAGGAATTGCATATAATCTTCCAGTCCGGCTCTTTGAACGGTATGGATTTCGGTGTGACTTTTAATCCGATGGGAGACCCGGAAAAGAATGAGGACGGTTCATGGAATCCGAAAGCCCAGCTTTGGGAGATTGTCGCTAATGAGGATTATGGTCGCAAATTACCTGATGATGTCTTAAAACCCAAAGAGGGGGATACTTATATATTATATGGGTGGGACAGCTCCAAAATTGCGGATTTGGGGCTTGTGTCGGCCGCGGAACAAGAGCTTAAGGAGAAGGCTGAAGAGTACGTCGCCAAGTCCAGGATAGACCCCAATACATATTCCTGCACAATGATGTCGGACTATATGTATGGGCTGGATGAGGGAGGCAATCAGAACCCGGATTATGCAAAGCATTTTGATGTAGGAGATAAGGTTAATCTAGTCAATTCCGCATTCTTTGAAAGCGGAAACCGTCAGTCCAGAATCATTGGATACGAATGTAATCTTGATAAGCCGTATGACAGCCCGGTATATACGGTAGGCGAAACGGTGTCCTACTCTCGGATAGGGGAGCTGGAAGAGCAAATAGAGAATATTACCTTGAAGGGACAGACATACACCGGTGGAGGTGGAAGTGGCATATATGTTATCGGAACGAATGACACTACATCCCCTACAAACAGAAATGTGTATTCGGCTTTGCGTGTTCTGCAATCATTCCTCAGCAAGACCACCAACGACCGCACCCCCTTCAAGCTGGAAGTCGGCGACAAGCTGACCGCGGAGAAGGGAATTCAGATAAGCAAGAACTTCGTTTCCGGCATTATCGGAGGAAGCGGCGGCTACATCTATCTGGACGAGAACGGCAAGGTTGTCATCGAGACGGACAAGGCTGTATTCCGTGAGGAGCTTATTGTACCTCAGATTACCTTCAACTGCATAGACGTTATATCGGGAGACAAAGCCAATACGTTCGCCTACGGAACGATAAAGACGGTGGACACGGAGAACCGCATTGCCACCCTTGACCTCCTGGAAGGCCAATACGGCACTCTTCATGTAAGCGACATATGTAGGGGAATCTTCCATAACATAAACGGAGGCAACACCGACAAGGATACGCTTGGCGCGAACGGTTTCATAGAGTATTCCGGTTTCGCCACATCCTACTTTACTCCGACCAATATACTGGAGAACAAGGCAGGAATCATGAAGTTCGAGTATGAGCTTCAGGTGGGTACGTCCGTTCATCCGATGCCGGGCATGAACTTCTTCGCATACGGTAACTTCACCGACGAGGACCGCCAGGACATTACATACGAGAACAGATACTACACCCGTCGTATTACCCACGTCAACAATTGGGTGATAGACCCGGAGACGAACATCGAGATGCAGGTAGGAAAGCTCAACGGGCTTTCCATCGGCGGCATGGACTTCTCCGGTTATTCGTTCTACGGCAAGAATGTGTACATCTCCGGCACGATAGAGCGCCTGAAGCCCAACGGCACCCCAGCCAAGGACTTGAGCTATGAGGGCGTTTGGGAATCCGGCAGAAAATATGACTACTACGACAGCGTGACCCATGACGGAAGTACATGGGCCTGCATGAACAAGAACGGTTCGTCAGCCGAGCCGGGCACGAACAATGACTGGCAGAAGATTGCCTCCAAGGGCGACAAGGGTGACCCCGGAGAATCGGCAGTGTTCGCAGACCTCACCAACGAGATGGACAACGTCACCCTTACCAATGACGGCAAGGTTTACCAGGACACGTCGATAAGCACGGTTGTATGGATGAGCTACGGCACCAAGAAGATGACCCTTACCGGCATAACCTGCACGCTCCCTGCCAACGTCACCGAGACGCACGACGTTTCCACCGGGGAGATAACTTTCAGTGTCAAGCAGGGCGTGGCTCTGGACGGCAGGAACCCAATACCCGTCGCGTTGACCGCCACCTACAACGGCAAAGCCTACACCGGGCAGCTCACGTTTACCCTGGCAGGTGTCAAGGGTGGTGCCGATGCCGTTCTGTACCGGCTTGTCCCGAGCGTGTCTGCCGTGATAAAGGATGCCAATGGTAATCTCAATGTAACTTCCGTATCGTGTACACGGTTGAAGTCTTCGGTTTCCGGAGGCACGGCCGAGACCGGGACGGGCGAACTTAAATACTCCCTTGACGGTGGAGCCGAAGTCTCAATCGGGAACAATGCCGGAGTACCGGTATCAAGCTTCCAGAAGAGTATCAAGTTCATATTCTACGTGGACGGCAAGGAAGTTGATGTAGAGACGATACCTCTTGTGGTGGACGGTAAGGATGGTGCTCAAGGCCCTCAAGGTGTTCCCGGTCCTGCCGGAGCTGACGGGAAAACCCTATACACATGGATAAAATATGCCGACGACGCGCAAGGTGGTGGTATAAGCAACAATCCTACCGGAAAAGCGTATATAGGTTTCGCCTACAACAAGGAGACCGCTACGGAAAGTAACAATCCCTCCGATTATACATGGAGCGATATAAAGGGAGAAGACGGTATACCGGGTGCTACCGGTGCCGACGGAAAGACTTATTACACATGGGTTGCCTATTCGGACAATGCGGACGGAACGGGCATGTACCAACAGCCTAAAGACACGACTAAATATATCGGTATAGCCGTCAACAAGGAGACTGCTACAGAAAGTAACAATCCTTCTGACTATACATGGTCAAAATTTAAGGGGGAAGACGGACAGAGCGTGTCTTCGCTCGGCAGATGGTATACGGGGCTTATCGTGCCCAAACTGGGAATCGTCACTATGGGAGGAAGCACCTTCTGTGCGAAGAAGGAGACCGCCAACCCACCGTTGTGGACCACTACGACAAATGACGGCAGGCGCATTACCCAGACCCAGGACGGAGGAAGGACTTACGGATACATACTTTCTGGTGAATCAAATACGGAGGAATACGACTTGCTTGTCCAGAGCGGAAAGGACGGAAGCGACGGTACCGATTACGAAAGAGTGTTTATCCATACCACGGAGGAAAACCGCCCTTCCACTCCGGCAACCTCACAGACGGATGATTATATCCCTTCCGGCTGGCATGATGACCCTATTGGCGTTTCCGAATCCCTGCCTTTTGAATGGGTGAGCGAGAGGGAGAAGAAGAACGGTGTATGGGGTAATTTCAGCACTCCTGCCCTCTGGGCCAAATACGGGTTTGACGGCAAGGGAGTGAAGTATGTGGATGTGCTTTATGCAATATCCACAAGCAATACCACCGCTCCGACAACCGGCTGGCAGACAGATGCCCCGGCATGGGAAAACGGCAAGTATATATGGAGCAAGACCGTCACCACGTATTCGGACGATTCCGTGGAGGAGACTTCTCCGGTATGCATAACCGGTGGGGCAGGCGCTACCGGAAAGGGCGTCAAGACTATAACGGAATACTACTACATGTCAACGTCTGCCACAACCCTCACCGGAGGAAGCTGGAGCACTACCCGTCCTACGTGGGAGAACGGCAAGTACATATGGACGAAAAGCATCATCACCTATACGGACAACACGACTTCCGAGACACCGGGTATATGCGTTACCGGAGAGAAGGGCGAGAGCATAACAGCCATGGGCAGATGGCATACCGGGCTTATCGTGCCGAAGCAGGGTGTAGTTACCATGGGCGGCTCTTCATACATAGCCAAGAAGGAGACGACCAATCCTCCACTGTGGACTGTTACAACAAGTTCCGGTCAGCGAATCAAGCAGACCCAAGACGGTGGCAAGACATACGGGTACATACTTTCCGGAGAGATGAATTCCGCGGAGTATGATTTGCTGGCTTCAAAGGGAGAAGACGGAAAACCTGGTGCTGACGGGAAACCCGGAGCTGATGGCAAGCCTGGGGAAAAAGGAGAGCAGGGCATCCAAGGCTGCATCATCCGGCATTCCGAATGGGCTGTTGGAGTAGTTTATCGCAATGACGAAGCCTTGACAAGCGGCACCCGTTATGTGGATATTTCCATGATAAGGAACAACGCCGCAATCGACGGATGGGATGTTTACAAATGCAATGTCACACATACAAGCTCGGAAAGCAACAAGCCGGGAGCGTCATCGTCCACATGGACCAAGTTAAGCGGTGTCGGTCCTATCTACACGTCCCTCGTCATCGCGAAAAACGCCAGTATTGACTTCATGCAGGGAAATCAGTTGCTGATAAAGAAGGATGACGGTACCGTGACAGCAGGTCTTTCCGGTTCCATAGCGGGGAGCAAGGTGCGTATCTGGGCAGGTTCCGGGACACCGGACAACGCTCCGTTCCGGGTATTGGAGAGCGGAAAGGTTATCTGCATGAATGCGGAGGTTCATGGCGATATAAATGCTACAAGCGGCACGTTCAAAAATGTCTCCTCTCCCAATGGGTCATTCAAGATAAAGGAGAATGGGGATGTGGAATTAGTCGGTAAGATTTCCACTTCGTTGAATGGCACTCGCATTGAACTGGACCCAAGTTCCAACAGCATCAAGATGTATAACCAAGATAATAATGAAGTAGGGAATATTTCTTTCATTACCGAATCTATCGGAGGGGTTACTAATTATTACCCTCGATTAATGCTCAGAAGGTATTCTGGAAGTAAAGAGGTCGGGAGACTTGATATGTCAGGTACATCCGTGAATGGCTATTCAACGGTTGGAACCGACGCACTAAGCTTTACATTGGGACCTATCGGGTTAGTTTTCTCTGTTAACGGGCAAGTAACTAATTCATATCCAAACAAATAATTGATTATGAAGAAGATTAATTTTGAAAGATTCGAGATTTACACGAATGTGACCATGCAGAACTGCATAACAAGGGACATTCGGGAGGATTTTGCCGATACAATCATGCAGAACCTCAATAGGGCGCGTGGATATGCGCTTATGATGAAGGTGTTCCAAAGCAATGGAGAGACGGAGTTCTCTGACGAGGAAATAGCTCTGATTAAATTCATTGCGGACAATTACGGAAACATCTCCTTGTCAATGTCCATAGACAAAAATATAAAAGATTTGAATGATAATGAAACAAGAAAGGAGGAACAACAATGATTTTGCAGGCAGACGGAGGGCACTACCTTACACAGAGTGCGGATGTGCCCATAGATGAAAGGGTGTTCGGGAATACCGCGTATATCAGCGACCCTTCGGAGGCTTCCAAATATCGCCAGGTGTCCGAAGCCGAGAAGGAACGCATGCTCAATGCCGGGACGATATTGGACCCGTCCGACTTGTCGGATGAGTATCTGGACAAGGTGGACACGTTACATGAGATTATTAAGGAGAACATCAACACCGCAGGCTTGACAGTTGAGCAGAGCCTTAAGCATAAGGAGTATTTCCCCAAGTGGGATGACCTAATTGGCAAGACTAAGCCAATCGGATTCATGTTCTCCTACGAAGACACTTTATGTGAGGTAATTCAAGAGCATGAATTTGCCAGCCAGTGGGTACCGGGTATAGGAACAGAATCTCTCTACAAGGTTGTCCAGATTGAAGCGTCCGGCACGAAGAAGGAACCGATAGCCTGGAAGCAGGGAATGGAGCTATTTAACGGCAAGTATTACACCGACAAGGATGTACTTTACTTGTGCATCCGTGCCAGCGGTATGGGTATGTCTTTTGGCCTTGCCGACTTGGTGTCCGGTGGTTTTGTGGAAGTGGTCGAGGAATCTTCCGAAGACACTGTTCTATAACGAGGAAACTTGTTCTTTTTTCGGCTTTCCCGATGCCGTTAATTTGGGAATTTATTTAAACAAAAACGAGTTAATTATTTAAATGTTAAATTAGGGTATCATGTTTTTAAAGCGGATGCCCCTTAAATGTGTAATAGTTATGGCAGAGAAGCAAGATATTAGGGAGGACCA